GCAGTCGCAACAGCGCCTGTAGTTTACACGTGTTATCACGAGCCAGTTGCTGGAGCTTGTTTAGTAGTGGCAAATTTATCTATCTTTTTTACTTTGTTATGCCACGTGAAAGCTATTGCAGCACAATGCATTGTAGCCAAAGTTCGGTACGGCATGTTCAGCTCTGAGACAACATTAGGAATGGGAATGAAAGTTGTCGGGTTTATGCTCGTAGCTAAGCAGTTATTGCGTTTCGCCCAAGACTTTTCGAATCCTGTTCCACAAGGAATTTTCACCCAAACTCCAATGGAAAACATCAAAGAACCCTCTAGTGGGATTTGGGATAGTATCAAGAGTTTTGTGTCTTCCGAAAAGAAAGGGACCTCTACCTTAGATGAACGGCATCGCCAGTACTACAAGCGATTGTTCGAAGTTAAAGAAAAAGGGAAGGTTTTGTGTCATGCTTATGCTCATTCGCGTGAAGTGCTATTAGTACCCAATCATTGGTACACAAGCACTAAATGCAAGGAAAGCTTGAACATCGGCCTTTACGGCCGTTCAACTGACAATCGAGTTGTACATGTGATGAATTCGATCAATCCCCCTGGGACTGATTGGTGTTATCTTTTGCTTGATACTCAGCTTGAAGTGCAAATCAAAGACCAATTGCTGACAAGTGACCTAGGACACAATTCTGGATTTTACCCAGACGTCTCAGGTAAATGGACTGTCCGATCTCTTGAATTCGGGGAATTCACCAATGGAGTGAGTTGTCAACTCGGATATAAGGCGGCAGGCGTCCACACCCAAAAAGGTATGTGCATGCAACCTGTTTTCGCAACCGCAGCTCCTTACAAAATCATTGCTTTTCACATGGGAGGTACTCAGCCTCACGTTCTGTCTAAATACGGTGTAGCCCACGCTCTCACCGCTGATATGGCCTTTCAACATCTTGATTCTTCTAGTATGATTGTACCGCATTCAACGCGTTTCGACCAAACCACTCTCGGAAAAGGGAAGTTGAAAGAAGTTTCGAGTCCCACATTGTTACATCGACATTCATGTTTTCAGTCCGAATACGACACCAATCCTTTGGTTAAGGAAAAAACCCTAACGGTGCTTGGAGCACTTAATGAAGGAGTAAAACCTAAATCAAAAATTGAACCAGCTCTGTTGCAGTCCTTTCTTCCCGAAGAAATGAACAAGTTCGGTCCACCTCGTTTTCTGAGACATCGTGATTATCAAAATAGTTGGACAAAAATCCAAAATAAGATGACCCTAGTACCAAGATGGGTTGTTGATAAAGCAGTTGATGATTACGCAAGCTCGCTTTGTTCAGATATACCCGATGAATTGCGAGAAGGACCTGTTAAGTTAAGTTTCTCTCAAGCCATTAATGGATTGTTCAACGATCGCTTCTTAAACAAAGTGGATATTAGAACTTCTGGTGGCCCAGGTTATCCGAAGAAGGAAGAAATGATATGGCGCGAAAGTCCAGATTCACCGCTACAGTGGTTGCCTGAATTAGAAGACATAAGTATGAAAATTCTAGGCGAACTCGAATCAGGTCATCAAGTCTTGTTTAGAGTCGCTACAGCGCTCAAAGATGAGATAGTAGTACGTGAAGAATTCAGTGGTAAGCGCAAAGTTAGATTGTTTTATATATTTCCAACCCCCGCTCTTTTAGTAGGGAAGATGTTATTTGCTCGACTCAACTCGTATTGCACCGCGAATCCAGTTAAATCTGGACTAGTAGGAGGCATGAACCATACACGAGAAGATTGGGGTGAATTGCTAGAGATTATGGAACGTTACACTTTCGCTTTCGATTCCGATTATTCGGGGTACGACACGAGTCAAAGTGCACAGTCCTTTATGGCCTTAAAAGCCGTCTTGTGTTCTGTGCTACCGCAACTCGGTTATACCACGAGAGAAACACGTGC